ATCCTGAACCTTGCCGAATTTACAGCGCAAACGGTAACACCGAATTTGAACTACAACCTTGAATCCGAAGTGGATGGCGAGGTCATTCCAACATACACAACACCAGTACAGGTACGCTAATGGCAGACATTAAAAACACCGTTGTCGTTGGTCTTCGATTGGAAGACGAAACGCAGAAAGGCACGCAATCGGCAAGGTCGCAACTTAAATCGTTGCGCGAGGAGATGTTGCAGCTGGAACAAACAGGGCAACGCAACACTGACCGCTTTCGGCAGTTGCAGACGCAAGCAGGGGGATTAGCCGACCAGATTGGCGACACCCAAGCGCAAATCAAGGCGATGTCATCCGACACCCGCACACTGGACACCTTGCTGGGCGTGGGTCAAGGTTTAGCGGGTGCATTTGCAGTGGCGCAGGGTGCGGCGGCGTTGTTCGGAGATGAGAACGAGGAATTGCAGAAAGCGATGCTGAAAGTGCAGGCGGCATTGGCAATCCTAAACGGAGTGCAGGCGGTCGCTAACGTGTTGAACAAGGATAGCGCGGTTATGGTGAACCTGAACGCAACGGCACAGCGTGCGTATGCGGCGGCTGTTGGCACGAGTACAGGAGCGCTCAAAGCATTCCGCTTGGCGTTGGCGGCAACAGGAATCGGCTTGGCGGTGGTGGCTGTTGGTATGCTGGCGGCCAACTTCGATAAATTAAGCGCGGCGGTCAAAGGCTTTCTTGGCATTCAAGACCAGCAGACGAGCGAAGAGGCGATGGCGGCTTTGAACCATCAGCTGGCGTTAATGAATGCAAGGGGCGATGAGCAGATTAAAATACTGCAAGCCGAACACGATGGACTTTATGATGTGCTTGAACTGGAAACCGACCTTGCGAAGAAGAAGGAAATTAGGCAACGACAGGAGATTTTAATGGCGCAGGGTGCGGCAATATTGAGCAAGGAAGCGCAAGCGAATGCAAAAAAGGAAATCGAGTTCGAGCGGGAACTGCAAGACCTTTTTTTGCAAAATGATGAGTTGCGTTTACAGGAAATGAATCGCTTAAACAACTTAGATTACATATACACGAAGCAACAAAAGGCGAGGCAGGAAAATGCACAACAGCAAAGGCATATTGAGGCGGAGTTTGAAACAGCACAACTGGCGTTGCAACGCAGGCTTGACGATGGCTTAATTAGCGAGCAACAACGTGCCGATTTATTGGTGCAGATTGAAAGGCTGAAAACGCAGAAAATAGCAAATCTAAATACAGAGTTAAGCGAGAAAATAAAAGCAATACGCCAAGCCGAAACAAATCAATCCATACAATTAGCAGGGCAAGCATTTGGCGCAATCAACGACATAATGCAGGCGACCTATGGCCAAAGCGTTGAAGACCGCAAGAAGGCGTTTGCCGCAAATAAAAAGTTTAGTTTGGCGCAGGCCATCATCAGCACCTACTTGGCCGTGAATAACGCGCTGACTGCTGGTGGCAATCCCATCAAGCTGGCAACAGGCGCGCAATTTGTCGAGGCGGGCATAGCACTTGCCGCAGGTTTGGCTAATGTCATCAAAATCAGCAAGACGCAATTTGACGCGAGTGCAACAGGAAGCACTGGCGGGAGTATATCGACAGGCGGCGGCAGTGCGGCATTGCCACCACCAACGGCGATGACGCCAAATAGCCAAATACTGAATCCACCTGCTAACGGACAAGGACAAGGGATGCGGGCGTATGTGGTTGAAAGCGACATCCGTTCGGTTAGCGGCAGGCTACGGCGAATGAGTGAATTTGCAACGTTAGGCGCGTGATGGTATTTAGCAATATGGAAGAGCTACCTGTTTACTTAATGACGATTGATGAGGATGGCGAAGGCGTAAGCTATGTGAGCCTTGTGGAATCACCCGCAATCGAGCGACCTTTCATTGCCCTATCCAAACAGCACCGATTCGCAGAAGACGCGGCACTTCGCATCCTGACAGGCCCGCTGATGCTGGCAGATACGCCAATCATCCGAAGCGATGACACACGCGGCAAGTACTACGTGATGTTCGACAAGGACACCATCCGCAAGATGGTGCAGAAGTACTTTAAACAGCAGAACCAAGCGAAGGTAAACGCCGAACACAGCAAGCCGCTGGATGGCGTGTATATGTTTGAAAGCTACCTGATTGACCGCGAGCGTGGCGTGAATCCACCGAAGGGATTTGAAGATGCGCCTGATGGCAGTTGGTTTGGTTCGTTCAAAGTGGAGAATGACAAAGTGTGGGAAGAGCGCGACCAGTTCACAGGGTTCAGCATTGAGGGCTACTTTGGGATGCAGGCAACCGAATCGAGTTTGGAGGCGGCGATGGCGAGCCTTGAAGAAGCGTTCAGCGTTTTTTTGCATACTATTTCAACGCGTGGTATTTAAGTAAAAGCGACTATTTATGAGCATAGCAAATAGATTGACTGAATTGGCAGACGCATTGCGGAAATTTACCGCAACGCCAACGCCGCAAAACTTTGCAGATTACAAACTTGAAGATGGCACAATGGTGCGCGTTGATGGCGACCTTGTTGCAGGCACGCCTGTGTTCGTCATAACCGAAGAAGGAATGCTGCCTGCGCCTGACGGACAGCACACTGTTCCCGAAGTTGGGGTTATCACTACCGAAGGCGGCAAGATTGTCGAAGTGGGTGACCTGCCAGCTGGTGAGCCAGTGGTTGAGGAAGAAGTAGCCGCACAGGAAGTGGAGATTGAAGTCGCGCCCGAAGGCGAGGCCGCCGAATCCGAAATAGACGCGAGAATTAGCGCACTTGAAGCAAAGCTGGATGAAATTATGTCGAAGTTGGCAGGTGCGATGGAAGCTAACACCGCGCGCTTTGACCAGTTGGATGCAGAAGTGCAGAAGATGAGCAAAGTACCAACAGCAGAGCCACGCAAGCGCACCAGCGATGCGATTGTCGAGAACATCAAGTTGTCGCGCAATACGAATTTCGAAGCATTAACAAATAACCTTAAAAACCTAAAATAAAAAGATTATGGCATTTTCACTTGGAGGATTAACATCCTACGTTGAGCAACAGCGATTGCCGTTGCTGACCAAAGCGGTTTTCGATGCGAAGACCCAATCATTGATGCAGAAGCGTGTTGGCGTTAAGTATGAGGAATCGTTGAACTTAATGGACACCGATGCAGTATTCCAAGCCGCATCCACTTGTGCGTGGAATGCGTCAGGAACAACCACGTTCAGCCAGCGGAACATCAGCGTTGCGCGCGTTAAGGTGCAGGAGGAGTTATGCCCTCGCTCACTTGAGCAGTACTGGATGCAGACCCAGTTGACACAGGGTAGCAACTACGAAGGCGTACCTTTCGAGCAAGCGTTTGCAGAGCAAAAGGCAAAGCAAATCGCAAAGAACATCGAGAACGCCATTTGGCAGTCAACAACTGCAACTGGTGCATCAGGATGGACAGGTTCATCTGCATCATTGAGCGGTGACGCGAATCTGAACAAGACCGTTGGACTGCTTCACTTGATGGAGAAAACCACTGCATCCGCTTCAATCGTGTCGAGCCTTGCAGGTGCGGCTTTCAGTGACACCACCATCGTGAGTGCGTTTGAGAACGTTTACCAAAACATCCCTGTTGAAATCATCAGCAAGGACGACATCTACGCCTTCTGCGGCTGGGATACCTACCGAATCCTTGCGAATAAACTTGTAGGATTGAACTTGTATCAGGGCGACCTTGGGCAGTTGGGTGCTGGCGAAATGTTCTTCCCTGCGACCAATATGAGAATCTGCGCGGTCAATGGATTAAATGGCACGCGCCGCATCGTGGCAACGTCATTGAGCAACCTGTTCTTCGGAACTGACCTGCTTTCAGATGAGGATACCTTCCGCATCTGGGCATCGTACGACAACGACCAGATTCGCTTCCAAGCCGCGCTGAAATACGGTGTGCAGTTTGCTTATCCCGAGTTTATGGTGCTGTACAAAGCGAGCAACGCAACGACACCTGCTGGCTGATAACAGGGGCAGGGAAACCTGCCCTTCTTTTTCTTTTGACACTATAAACAAGAAAAAATATGAGCTGCGCACTTACATCAGGTTATGCATTAGGATGCCG